CCGTTTGGCATGAGGAGGCTTGAATTGATGCTTCCAAGGTCGAGGCCCGATCCAGCCGTAACGCTGGTCGTACCAATGCCAACCGTGCCGGTCGTAAGAATGTTCCCGAAGTTATATGTGCCGCTGGCCGTGCCGCTGGCGGAGAAAAGAACATTGCCGGTGCCACTCGTTCCACCGACAGTTTTGCTTTGTATCTTCGCAATCGTGGGATTGGGATAGGTGCCGGTTAAATCCCCACCCGCTGTACCGAATGCGCTGAAGTAACTTCCCTGTGCTTTGCAATCAGCCCCGGAACGGCTCACATAGAGCAAGTCCGTCGATTGTAAATTACTGCAATCATTGAGTGTACTTAAGAGCGTAGGCGTGAGTGATTGCGCACGCGCCGAGGTTGCGCACAATGTTAGGAAGATAAGAAGGAGGGCGAATAGCCTAGTCATTAAATTCTAATGTGCCGCCGCTGTTAAGTTCAAGGACGCCGCCTTGATTGAGGCCCATGACATGAACGGTGCTGGTTGAAGTGCCCGTGCCTGTGCCGGTTCCTGTGCTTGTTGAAGTTCCATAAAGCGGAACGGGTGCTTGGAAGGTTCTACCGTTTGAAAATTCATAAATGATTGGCCGCGTGTAACCCTGGTTCCAATTTGGGTCCGCGTAGAGAACCTCCTGAAAAAAGGACAGAGTTCGAGACGGAGGAGGGGTGAACGGATTTGCCATTTACTTCATCCCAAAGTCGCCACGATCCGTCTTGACTTCTTTAGGTTTTTTATTCTTGTGCCAGTGGCGAGCGTTTTCAGCGAATTGAATCTCTTTCTTCTCCGCTGGCGGCGCTGTCTTCTTCGCCTTCACCAGTTTCTTTTCCGGTATCGGCTTCCCCTGCGCTATCCCCATCTTTTTGTGGAGCAACCCCTTGTGGGATGGTTTGATGTTGATTGACATCTACTTCACCTTGGGTGGTTTGATCACCGGCCTGGCTGCCTGCGTCACTGTCTTTTGAACTTGCGCTGGACGGATCTTCTGTTCGTTCTTGCTCATTGGGGTTATCCTTCATGTTGGTGTAGACGCCGATTACTTGGGTCATTTATTCTCCCTTTTCTTTGTTCGCCCGCAACAGCCTACCGGCATGGGTGTGCGACATGCCAAACTCTTCACCAAGCTCGCGGTGTGTCAGGCCCTGCGTGCGGCGGCGAAGCATCTGATCAACCTTCTTGGGGTGCTGCGCCATCAATCCCCCATACAATCGTGGTCTTCGCTTTCACAATCTGATTTGTGTTCGTGAAGAACCGCATTCATGCGCGGGCGGTGCGCGCCGTGTTCTTTTTCAACACGCTTCAGTTCTTTGGTCCGTAAGTGGTGCTCATGTTCCATTGAGATCTCCTATTAATTTTGCCGTGTAGGTTTCTGCAAGTACGCGGTCCAGCGCATTAAGCGTAGCCGCCGGGATGCCTTGGGGTTCACTCGTGAAACGAAACTGCCCATACTCAGGAGGGACCATAAGATGATCACCACTATGCACAATGATTGCGACACAAACATATTTGGCAAACTTAGGCGTGTAGTCCTGAGGTCTGTATTGCTGCGCCACGGTACGGCGCTTATCAACGGGGATTTCTTTTATGGCGAACGGAACACTGATTGTCTGCGAATGCGTTTGTTTAAAACACTTCGCAAGGTCTTCCCTCATCTTCTCAGGAGTCGTAATAAATTGGTCCATCAAGAACCTTCTTGTCATGGGTGACGGGTTCGGTCATGTCGAGGTCGTAGAACCGGCTGGCACTATCCAGAAGATCGTCATGCGCCGCAAACGGGAATTGGAGAAACTCTTCAATCAACAAAACAGTGACATCGTAAACTTGCTTCTCGCTATCAACCTTCTTAATTGCTTTTGCTATGAGATCCATGTTGCCGCCATCCATCAAATCCTGTTGCTTCTTGCTAAGCCCCACGAAATCTTTGTAGACAATGCTTTGATACAATTTACTTTCGGGGTCGTCTTCCACGCGCCATGTACAAGCTCGGCCATCTTGCCACACGGCAAGCGGTAAGAGTAAACGGCGGTTGCGAAAATCCGGTTCGAGACGATCAATTCTATCTTCTTTACTCTGCTCACCCTCGCGCACCCAATTGACTTCCTCGATGTTGAAGACAACCTTTGGCGTATCAACCCGCATACGTTCTTCAAAGTATTCCAAATCTGCTTGGAGCCCATATTGTTCCCATCCAACAGTTACACTTCGTATTCCGGGTTCGGCACTCCATTTAACATAAAGATTTTTAAGGGCGGTCCATCTCTGGCTTAAACTCATGCGATGACAAACACCATCGAGCAGATATTTAACTCCACCTTTGCTGTAACCTATAACGACGATAGCAGTATTATCACTGTGCTTATGGCGGCCCAGAGAAGGATCGCCAATAATAGCAATATTGAGGATCGCCGGTCGGATTTCGTAGGCAGTAAGCCAGAGCGGTTGAAACCTTGCGTCTTCATCTGCGAGCGGGTTTTGCAACAACTGGGCGGCGATGATTTTTCGCGATTGGACTTTCTTCCGGCGCTCCCATTCAGTTGATGTAAACAGTACCGGCTTTCCGTCCATCCTGCCGCTGGATGTGGCGGGGTAAATTCTAGGCTTCGCAACTCCCTTACCAAGGATTGAAGCGTATGTATCGCTGAGATGGTATCGGGTTCCGATGATGCGGACGTGGCCACCGATCACACCAAGATTGTCGGAGAGTTCGAAAGCACTTGTGGTTTTTTGTATCTGCTCGGCAGTAGACACAGATTCAGGCACAACAGTATCGTCGTAGACTCTGACCTTGTAATGCTTTCCAATAGGCTGTCCATCCACAAGGCCGTAGCCTTCAATAGTGGCTTCTTTCGGATTGCTCGTGCGCTTGACGACAATCCCGCTATCCTCGCTCCATTGCGGTGATTGCTTGTGCGGCTCCTGGTACAGGATGTCATCGAAGTTTTCCTTCAATATGATATTCATCTCAAGCTCGCGCTTAAGTTGGCGTACAAGCCCCTTGGCAATGGGTCGTGTGTGCGAGAAAAGTCCGAATGTAATATCAGGATCGTTCAGAATGTCTTGCAGCGTAAGACCGAAACTTATGATGCTCGTTTTGTGATGCTCACGCGACCATAAGTCTATGTAACCATTAGGATTTTTCTGTACCTCCCTACACCTATCGAAGATCCAGGGGTGCATCATATCCTTGCGACCACAGGCATAGGCAAGTAAGTAGAACAGATCGCCGCGAATAAGATTTCTTTTGATCTCTTTCAGAGTATCGGCTGAGCAATCCAGCGAGACGGCATCACGATAATAATCTATGGCTTCGGGGATCGAGGCAGGAAGCCAGGATGGAGTCATGGCTACCGCACTACTGCGGCCTTCATATTTGCCGCCCTAGATGCTGTGTAGCTTCGGGGGGGACGTATACTATATTTTCACGTCCCAGTAAAGAGAGGAGTATTGCTATGCGGTTGCGGGCAGAGAACTTATAAGTACCTGTACGCCCCTCGAAAGGGCCTGACAGTATCTTAATGCTATCGCCCTCAATATAATTGTTCATGGGCTTGTCGTCGTAGGTGTCATCTTCG